TGCTGGGGATACTGCTAATGACACAGCAGCTGTCGGTAACTGGCATATTCCAGCTTACTTCGATCAGACTCAAGCTCAAGCAACTAATTGTTTGAACGTATCTGATGATGATGCAAGTGGATATGAAATCGATAAAGCGGTTGCAATCACAGTGAACACTGATGATGCTTTAAGTGCTGGCCAAGGCTATTTATATATAGAATGGTTACAGAAGGTAAACGGCACTAACTAATAAATTATTCTAAGCCCCTTCGGGGGCTTGGAAAATTAGGAGACTATATGGCAACACAAAATGTACGACAAACTATAGCGTTAGCGGCGGATGGACAATTACAAAAGTATGTAGGCACAACTGCTACTGATATTACTAAAGCTCGAATCATGTCAGTGCAGGCACAATCAAGTGCAGCTGATGGTAGCGTTAAAATTTATAATGAAGCCGATGACTCTAAAACAGCAGCTGCTTTAGTCTTTGAAGCTAAATGGGGAACTGCAGCTAATGAAGCACTTTCCATTAGACTTCCAGGAGAAGGTATCTACTGTAATACCGGCATGTATGCTGATTTAACTAATTGTGATTTTTTAGTAGTTACTGGCACATTTACATAAGGAAGGAGTAGCATATGGCTAATACTACTTCTGGCTCTTATACATTCGATAAGACTTTTGCGATTGATGATACCATTGCAGAAGCATATGAACGTATTGGTCTAGTTGGATCATCAGGACATCAATTATTATCAGCAAGACGTTCCTTAAATTTACTTTTTCAAGAATGGGGAAATCGAGGAGTTCATTTTTGGGAAATAGGTCATGCGAATGTTAATCTTATTACTCCTGTAGCAGGCACAGGTGCAGGCAGAATTTATAAATTTTTTAGATCAAGTGGAGATGGCACAAATGCCCCTTGCACAGATAATGACGGTAGTACAACGACAACGGCTTTTTATGGTGTAACCGATATTATAAATTGTGCTTATAGAAAAGATTTAGCTAATACTTCAAGCCAAGCTGACACAGGCATGACTAAAGTTAGTCGAGATACTTATGCAGCTTTTGCTAATAAATTATCTACAGGAACACCAAGTCAATGGTGGGTTCAAAGGTTCATTGACCATGTTTCATTAACCATTTACCCTACTCCAAGCACGACGGCTGTTAGTGAAGGACACTTAAGTATTTACTATGTTAAACGAGTTCAGGATGTGGATTCAACTTATACAGATGCGACGGATCTTCCTTATCGATTTTTACCAGCAATGGTTTCAGGACTAACTTTTATTTTATCTCAAAAATTTGCACCTCAACGAACACAGGAATTAAAACTTTTATACGAAGATGATTTCGCTAGAGCATTAGCCGAAGATGGCTCTGCAGCTAGTACTTATATAACCCCTAAAACTTATTATCCGAATATCTAATGGCAGGCTCAAGATTTGCAAAAGGTAGACACGCATTATCAATTTCTGATCGATCAGGAGCAGCTTTTCCTTATCTAGAAATGGTTAGAGAATGGAATGGTGCCTGGGTTCATACTTCTGAATTTGAAATTAAACAACCTCAAATTCAACCAAGGCCCGTGGGCTCTGATCCACAAGCGTTGCAGTTTGCGCGTACAGCTCGAACAGAATTTTATGTACCAACGATTTTACCTAATAATCCTTTTTCAACTTCAGCTTCATCAACTACAGTAACGGTGACTCAACCGAATCATGGACGATATACTGGGGATGCAGTTCGATTTAGAAATGTATCATCTACTGTTGGAACGAATGTCACTCCTCTTATTTTAATGCTGGAAACAACTTTAGCATCAGATATAACGGATTCGGCAACCTCTTTAACTTTAACTGATTCGACAGCTTTTCCTTCTACAGGCTATATTGTTGTACAGCCAGGAGCGGATACTAATGAAACTATTAAATACACAGCTAACAATACTGGGACAGGAGTTCTTTCTGGTTTAACTAGAGGCTCTTCTGCACCTACTTATAATCTTACACCTTTAACCACAACGGCTTCAGCGCATTCAAGCGGAGATGAAGTTTTTGGTTCTTATATTATTACTAAAGTAGATGCTAGCTCTTATACCTTTACATTGGTGACAGCAGCGACTACAACAGAAGAAGGAGGAGGTTACCCGGCTTTCGCAGGCCCGGTTAACTCTAGAGCATAATGGCAGGATATACACTCGAAGCATTAGAAGGTGACATTAGAAGTTATACTGAAGTAGGATCAGGTGTTCTTACTGGTGCTATTCTAGGCAGATTTATAGAAAATGCAGAATATAGAATGCTGCGTGATGTTCCCATCGATGCGGATCGAAAACAACAATCAGGAAGTTTAGTTTCAGGACAACAAACCATTAACTGTCCAGCAGGCTGTTTGTTTACTCGAGGAATTCAAGTTTATACTTCAACCTCTGTTATCACAGGGGCGAATGTTTGGTTAATTAAAAGAGATCAAACTTTTTTAAATGAATATGTTGCCGCTAATACAGCTACAGGAAGTCCTAAGTATTATGCACAGTTTGGAGGAGCTACAGGAACGACTGACACTACATCAGGACGTTATATGATTGCTCCTGTTCCGAATGCTGCTTATATGTTTCAGGTCCATTTTAATGCTATGCCCACTAGTTTGGTAACAAATACTAGTGGAACCTATCTAAGTAAAAATTTTCCAAATGGCCTTTTATATGCATGCTTGGTAGAAGCTTTTAGTTATTTAAAAGGCCCAATGGACATGTTGACACTATATGAAAATAGATATAAACAAGAAGTAGAGAAGTTTGCTGCAGAGCAAATTGGACGAAGACGAAGAGACGATTATACGGATGGCACGATTCGAATACCAATTGAATCTCCACCACAATAGGAATAAATTATGGCAAATACATCAGCAGTCTGTACCTCATTCAAAGTTTTACTCATGAAGGGTCAAATGGACTTTACCGCTTCTACAGGAGATAGTTTTAAAATTGCAATGTTTGATAGCGATGCAACTTTAGGAGCAGCGACAACTGACTATTCAACTTCAGAAGAAATTACAAATACTTCAGGAACTGCGTATACGGCAGGAGGAGAAGCTTTAACTAATGTAACTCCTGTTTCAAGTAGCACCACTGCATATACAGATTTTTCTCCAGACGTCTCATGGACGGATGCATCTTTTACGGCAAACGCAGCTCTTATTTATAATACTACAACTGGCACAGGCACAGGAACAACTGATGCTGTGGCAGCGATTGCGTTCGGTGGAGATAAAACCGCGACGTCAGGAACTTTCACAATTCAATTTCCAGCAGCGGCGGCTTCGACAGCTATACTCAGAATAGCATAGGAGAAGTACCATGGCTGATATAACTGTATCAGTAACAGGCGTACAGGCGATTGTTAATGAGACTCGCTGGAACGCTCAAAATATACCTTGGGGCGAAGGCGCATGGGATACAGGAGGATTTACCAGCAACGATGTAATTCCAGGATGGGGCCATTTATCATGGGGCCGAGCCAACTGGGGTGATTTAGATATTTACGAAGAAGGTTGGGGCAGATCTGCCTGGGGTGATGAACCTTGGGGTGGTACTCATAATAAAGTTGTAGATGTTTCAGGTGTCTCAGCTACAGCAAGTTTAGGAACTGCAAGCATCGCTATTGACGTTGTTCCAACTATTACTGGTTTAGAAGCTACTGCAAGTTTAGGAACCCCTACTGCAGTCATTGACGTTACTCCAACCATTACTGGTTTAGCAGCAACTGCATCTGTTGGAGCTATTACTCCACCAGATCAAGTTATGGGATTGACTGGACTCGCAGCAACTTCAGCTGTTGGTTCGGTTACGGTTGCAGACCAAGTCATGGGATTGACTGGAGTAGAAGCAACCATGAGTCTTGGTACGGTTACTATTCCAAATGTTGGTGTTCCATTAACAGGAGTTGAAGCAACTGCTTCATTAGGAACAGTAATTGCAATTTCAGGAATTATTGTAGAACCAACTG